ATGCAGATATTCCTGGCTAAAAACTATCTGGGCATGTCAGACAATCCTGTTAACTCAGATGATAAACAGCCTCTGCCCTGGAACAGTTCTGATACTGAAGCAGCATGACAGCCATTACCATAGTTTATACCAACCCCAAGACCGAAGAGGTCTATCATAAAACCTATGACATTGATCTGAGCAAGTATCAGATCTCAGACTTTTATGGCACAGGATCTGGACTACAGTTCCTGAAACAGTTATGGATCCTGGAACCAGACCATAAGGGCTTGTTTAGCTATGTTTGCTGGCCCGAAGAACTTCAATGAAATCAATGGGTTACAGAACCTGAAAAAATGCTTGACTTTGGCCGTAGATTCATATATTATACCTACATGAATTAAGCAATCATGCTTAATTAGTTCTGGAGGCAGCAACATGCGAACACTTATAATCCTAGCCCTAGCTGTCATGGTCACAGGTTGTGCCAGCCAGCCCAACAGAACAGACCTGGCTGTAGCTCGGATTCAGGCCATCATAGATCAGAACCAGGCAGAAAATCATGCCGAACAAGGTCTCATATATAATGTAAGGCCCGCAAGCAGGGCCATAGATCCTAATCAGCCCTGGCCTCTGAACTGTGGACCTGAACCTGATTACTTTAGGACTCTGCATCCCATTACACAGACTCGTATCATAGATCATATGTGCTTCAATCAGACCATTGTGCCTCTGGAAGTCGCCAGGACCAACAAGGCCCTGGTTGAAAGCAGAAGGTATGCACCCTATGTTAGAATTGCTAGGTAGCAACCCAACAACATTCAAGGAGGAATTTACAATAGACCTCTAAAATAAAAAATAAATCTTTCTGACTCTAAAAGCCCAGACTAACCCTCTGGGCTTTTTCATGACATAAATATCGGATGGCATTAACTCCACCACAACAAAGAATTGCTGATGATGATCATAGATTTAAGGTAGTTATCGCAGGCCGTCGTTTCGGGAAAACTCATCTGGCCATAGATAGACTAAGTTACCATGCCAGAATACCTGATCAGGAATGCTGGTATGTAGCACCCACATACAGACAGGCCAGAATGATAGTCTGGCGTAAACTCAAACAAAGATTAACTGAACTCAGATGGATTAAGAAGCTCAATGAATCTGAACTTAGCATCCTACTAAAAAATGACTCAAACATAAGCCTCAAGGGCGCTGATAATGAAGACAGCCTCAGAGGTATAGGCCTGGACTTTCTGATCCTGGATGAATTCGCAGACATAAAGCCCGAAGCCTTTTATGAAGTATTAAGACCTACACTGAGTGATCGTGAGGGCAAGGCCATGTTCATAGGAACTCCCAAGGGTTCTAGTAACTGGGCCTATGATCTCTATAAAGCTGAGCTAGAGTTTCCTGAAGCCTGGAAGAGTTTCCAGTTTACTACCCTGGATGGTGGTCAGGTAACTCAGGCCGAGATAGATGCAGCACGCAGAGACCTGGATGAGCGTCAGTTCAGACAGGAATATCTGGCCACCTTTGAAACCTATGCTGGCAGGATCTATTATGCCTTTGATCCCATGCAGAATGTTATCAAGGAACAGACAGATGTTGATGTTAGTGTAATCTATGTGGGCATAGACTTTAACATAGACCCAATGTCAGCTGTCATAGCAATCAGACAAGGAGAAATACTGTATGTCATTGATGAAATCCAAATGTTTACTTCTAACACCCAGGAACTTGTGGCCGAACTTAAGACTAGATATAGCCTCAGCAAAATCTTCTGCTACCCAGACCCAGCAGGCCGGGCTCGCAAAACCTCAGCAGGCGGTTCTACTGACTTCACCATACTCCAGAATGCGGGGTTCGTAGTCAAAGCACCACACAATCATACTCCAGTTCGTGACAGAATAAATGCTGTAAATGCCAGACTATGCAATGCTCGGGGCGAAAGATTCCTGTATATTAGTCCTGATTGTAAACATACCATACAGGGTCTGGAAAGACAAACCTATAAACCAGGCACCACACAGCCCGATAAAGACTCTGGCCTGGATCATCAGATGGATGCTCTGGGTTATCTGGTAGATTATATCTTCCCCTTAAAGAAAGATATTGATCCTGGTCTTATTCTGCCTCAGCGTTGGGGTCATCAGGTAAGTCAGACCAATTCTAACTATTTTAGATAGACATAAATAATCTATAGTCAGTTTTGGTTCAGATTATAGCCCCTACAAGGATGAATACATGAGTTCCATGCAAATATTAAACGATCAATTAGCACAAATTGCTAGTGCAAATCGTTATTACACAGATTTTAAGAATACCTGGAGATTTCAGTTAGAAAGTTATCTGGGAGGAGAAGATTACCGTCGAGGCAGACATCTTACTCGTTATCAATTAGAAACAGATGCAGAATATACAGCCAGATTACAAACTACACCCTATGAAAATCATAGTAAAAGCGTAATTAGTGTTTATAATAGTTTTTTATTTCAACAGGAAATAGATAGAGATTTATCTACACTAGAACTTTTACCAGAAACAAAAAAGTTTTTAGAAGATGCTGATCTAGAAGGCCGCAGCCTGGATGCTTTCATGAAGGATGTTGCAACCTGGAGTAGTGTATTTGGCCACTGTTGGATTTTAATGGCTAAGCCTAACATAGGCGCACTAACTCGTGCCACAGAACTTGAAGCTGGTGTAAGGCCCTATGTTAACCTTTTGACACCATTAAATGTTCTGGACTGGCAATATCAGAGGTTACAATCTGGTTATTATGATTTAAGTTTGTTTAGATACATAGAAGACATCAATGGTAATGTATTAACCATTAAAACCTGGACAGCCTCTGACATTATAACCGAAGTCATTGACATGACTAATCATACTAAAAATATTTCAGAACAGGTTCAGAATGAACTAGGAATTATACCAGTTGTTTGTAACTACAATGCTCGTAGTGCTGTCAGAGGCATAGGCATAAGTGATATTGCAGACATAGCTGACCAAAGCAAGGCCATATATAACATGCTGTCAGAAGTAGAGCAAACTATAAGATTAGACAGTCATCCCAGCCTGGTAAAAACACCTGAAACTCAGGCTGGAGCAGGAGCAGGTAGTATCATACACATGCCCGATAATCTGGATCCTGGTCTAAAACCCTACATGTTAGAATTTAATGGTGCAAGTATAGACAGCATTTATAAAGCCATAGATCATGCAGTTCAGAGCATAGACAAGATGGCTCATACTGGTGGTGTTCGTAGCACCCTGAGTAAAACAATGTCTGGTATTGCCATGCAAACAGAATTTCAACTGTTAAATGCAAAATTATCTGAAAAAGCGGATGGTCTAGAACTTACTGAAGAAAATATCTGGCAGTTGTTTGCACAATATCAGGGTGCAGTTTGGTCAGGAGAAATAGAATATCCAGATAGTTTTAGCATACATGATGAAGCAGAAGAATTTAACAATTTAGCTCTGGCTAAAACCACAGCCTCAGGCCCAGAAGCTCTGGCTGTAATAGATCAGATGCTAATAAAATTATTAAATTCAGAAATTGATTCGACTGAACTTCAACAGAGCCCAGGCACAGTTTCAGATACTTCAGATCTGATTAAACAACAGATCATGGCTGGCCTAACTGATGCTCAAATTTTAGAACAATACCCAGAAATTAATCAGACAGATATTTTAGAAGCAAAACGAAGTTTATTAGAATTACCTGAGGAGTAAAATATGCCACTTAAAAAAGGCTGGAGCAGTAAAACCATAAGCAAGAACATAGGCACAGAGATGAAGAAGCATCCTAAGATGCCACAGGCTCAGGCCGTGGCCATTGCTTTAAGCAGTGCCAGAGCAAGTGCTGCTAAAGCACACAAAACTAGTGTGGTGCGTAAGCTAACACCACCTAAAAAATAATGTATTACCGTAGAGAAACTGAGCCTGACCCTCGTCAGAGAAAACCCAGGCCCAGTCCACAAGGACCTAAAACATGGCTGTCATAAACTTAATACCAGGCGAAGATAAAGATTTAGAATTGCATGTCAATCTTTGTCAACAAAGATATTCTGAACTATCTGAAAAGATAGATAATTTAAATCTTAAAACACAAAATACCATAGAGGCTTTGACTGAGCTTAAAGATCTAATCATAGCCAGCAAAGAAGCTGGTGTGGGTTCTCTGAATCGTTGGATCATAATTGCTTTAAGTAGCATTATTAGTATTTTATTAAGTGCAAATGGTTGGCTGATTGTAAATTATATAGGATTAATAGGAAAATAATTGAAAACCGAACTTTTAATAGGTTCAGGTAGCAATTTATCAAAAAGATTAACAGTAGACGCTACTAATACTTTTTCTAATGTTGTTACTCTGGATTATAACTCAGATCATAAACCAGACATAGTCTGGGACTTACATAACTTACCTCTGCCCTTTGCAGACAATAGTTTTGATGAAATACATGCCTATGAAGTTTTGGAGCATGTGGGCGCACAGGGCGATTACAAAACCTTCTTTAAACAATTCTCAGAATTCCATAGGTTGTTAAAACCTGCAGGCTACTTTTGCGCCACTTGTCCCAGCAGGCTAAGTCCCTGGGCCTGGGGCGATCCTAGTCATACTCGTATACTACAAAAAGAAAATCTACATTTCCTGTGTCAGAAAAATTATGAACTAGAAGTAGGTAAAACCAGCATGAGTGATTTTAGGTTCATATACCGGGCTGACTTTGAGATATATTGGTTAACAGAAGATGAAAATAATTTCAGATTTATATTAAAGGCTCTAAAATGAAGATTGCAGTTTATGCCATAGCTAAAGATGAATCCAAACACATAGAAAGATTCATGCAAAGTGTAGCAGAAGCAGATCATGTTTTGATTTGTGACACTGGTAGTTCAGACAGCACCCAGGCCCTGGCCACGGTGTATGGTGCCCAGGTCATAAACATATTAGTTAGTCCCTGGCGTTTTGATGTTGCTCGTAATACTGCTTTAAGTTTATTGCCAGCTGACATAGACCTGTGTATAAGCCTGGACCTGGATGAGGTCCTGGTGCCAGGCTGGAGATCCGAAATAGAAAAAGTCTGGACACCAGATACCACCAGGATCAGATACAGATATGCCTGGAGTTCTGAATCAGAATTCTTTTATGATAAGTTTCATAGTCGTAATGGTTATAGCTGGTGCTGGATGTGTCACGAATATCTGTGTGCAGATTCCAGAACATCTGAGGTTGTTAAAGTCATAGATCAGTGTTTAGTTAAACATCTACCAGATCAGACCAAAAGCAGAGGTCAATATCTGGATCTATTAAAGGCCAACAAGGCTCAGAATCCATTTTGTAGCCGCAGCAGCTTTTACCTGGCTCGTGAGTTTTGGTATAATGCAAGATATGCTGAAGCCATTGCAGAAATAGAACATTATGAAAGTTTGCCAGTGTATAAAAGTCCAGCAGAGACCTGGCACATCTATTATCAGAAGGCTGATTGTTTAGAAAAATCAGGTAATATTACGGAAGCTGAAGTTTATTTCCTAAAAGCTGTGGAAGCCTATCCAGACATTCGTGATCCATTCTTGCAATGTAGTAAATTCTATCAGAGACAACAACGCTGGGCAGAAAGTTTATTGTATGCACAACAATGTTTAACCATAACAGAACGCATCTATGTGCATAATTGTCATGCAGATGCCTGGGGTGCAGAGCCACATGATTTGTGTGCAGTGGCTGCTTATTATCTGAACTTGCCTGACCTAGCTCTGGAACAGGGTCAGCTGGCTCTGGATCTGAATCCAACTGATCCTAGATTGCAAACCAACCAGGATTTTTATAAAAAACTAAAGGAGAAAGCCGAACATGGGCTTGCATAGAGTATTTCAACCTAACAGAACAGGCTGGCAGTTTAACAGAGGTCAGGTATATTTTGGTCCTGATGCAAAACACCGAGCTGCTGTGGATGGTTTTGATGAATATCTGAGTAAAACTATACCTAAAAATCAGAATGTTGCTCCACCAAGGCCAAAAAAGTATAAATAAATCATAACACCTTAAGAAAGGGCGATGCACAATGACAGACAATTCATTGGTTAACGATACAGCAACTGATGCTACAGGCGAAACTGAAAATCAGGCACAAGGCAAAACTTTTACACAAGCAGAAGTAGATAACATGATGGCCCGTATGAAGGGTTCATTAGAAAAGAAACTTCTAAAACCCTATGCAGATCTAGGGGATCCTGAGGAGCTTCGTTCAATTAAAACTGAATATGAAAAGCGCCAGCAGGAACAACAGATCAAGCGTGGAGAGTTTGAAAAAACTCTACAGGAATTAGCTCAGAAAAAAGATGCCGAAATACAAAAACGAGATAGCATTATCAGAGAATATAAGGTTAATACACCTTTAATTAATGCAGCAGCACAGTATAAAGCTGTGAATGTTGATCAGGTTAAAGCATTGTTAATGCCCAATGTTCGTCTAAATGCTGAAGGTGATGTAGAAGTTGTAGATAATCGAGGCCAGGTTCGTTACACGGATTCTGGAACACCCTTGGCAGTAGATGAATTAGTGCGCGAATTCCTAGATTCGAATCCGCATTTCAAATCTGCTACTCCGGCAACCACACACACCAGATCCAATGTATCGAATAATCGTATGCAGGATCTAGATATTACAAAACTGGACATGAAAAATCCAGAACATCGTCAGCTTTATAAAGAATATCGTAAAGCTAACGGCATAACTTAACTTAAAGGAATTAGAAAAAAATGACTATTACTAATACAACTACGCTAAACGACTTGCTTCCTAGCATTGTCGCCGAAGCTCTTTTCGTAGCGTCAGAAAAGTCCATAATGCGTGGACTAGTTCGTAACTACACCCTGGCACCAGGACAAGGTAAGACTGTAACAGTGCCTATCTATCCTAAACAAACAGCAGCAGCTTTGACCGAAGCAACTGCACCAAGTTTTACAGCAGTTAGCACCGATGGTGCAACATTAACTGTTTCAGAAGTAGGTTTGGCAGCACAAATCAGTGATCTTGCTATGATGGCAAGCTCAAGCAATGTTGTTGCTGACATAGGTCGTTTGTTTGGTGAAGCTATTGCTCGTAAAATGGATTCAGACCTATTAAGCAATGTTGCTAGCCTAAATTCAGGTGTTGGTGGTGCAACAACCACAGCAACTCCAGCATTGCTATTCCAGGCCATTGCAAAATTGCGTAGCCAGGGATATGACACCAGTTCTGATTGCGCCATTGTTCTACATCCTAATGTAGCCTATGATGTTGCTAGTGTTTTAACCAGCACTTTTGCGGCACCAGCTAGCATGGTTGGTAACTCAGCTCTGGAAAATGGTTTTATGGGTATGCTTGGCGGCGTTCCAGTTTACCAGTCAAGTCTAGTTAACAACACAGGCACAACTGGCGATTACAACTGCGTCGTTATGCACAAAGATGCATTTGGTATTGCAATGATGCAAGACATTCGTATTGAATCACAGCGTGAAGCAACCAAGCGTGGTTATGACATTGTTGGTAGTGCAATCTATGGACATGGTATCCTTTACAATGCTGCTGGTGTTTATGCTCAGTTTGATTCTACAATAGAATAACAGGCACAATCATGGCCTTCATAAAAAACGGTAGCACAACAATTAGCTTTGCTGAATTCCAGGATGTTCTGGATGCAGATCAGCGATTGTTTGAAGCCAACGAAGGCCTCACTGATGATGTTGTAGAAAATCATTTAGTGCGTAGCACTGAACGCATCTTAAATTTGATTAGACAAACGGATTGGTGGAGAGATCTGTATTTGCAGAAAACTACCAATCCTGTCTATACAACTCGTGCTGATGTTCCTGAATTAGATATTGAGAGAATACAGGACAGACAAAAAGATTTTACCGATCTTTGTGTATATTATAGTTTATATAATTACATACTGCCTAAGATTGCTGATTTTGGCAATGCTGATAGCGCAGAAAGACAAAAAATTGGTTATTATCAAAATAAGTTTGATCTATTATTCACTGAATTAGTTAATTCTGGAGATTGGTATGATATAGATGATTCAGGAACTATAGCAAGTTCCGAAAAGCAACCTGGTTATATTAGTCTAAGGAGAGTTCGTTGAGAACAGCTATTTTAGATTACTTGCAGGCAAATAAAACACTTCTGAAACCTTTAACAGTTACAGAAAATTTGCCCTGGTTGCAGGACGGAATAGCCCTGCCCGAGATTAATAAAAAGCATTTGTATGTAGGACTTGATCAGATTGCTCAAAATCCTGCATTTGAAACTTTGAATACTCAACTGGGCGGCGGCGTAGATGAAATTACAACTGTTAGTGCCTACTTCGTTATAGATGCAAAACAACCATTATCAAATTTAGAAGATATTTTAGATGTTGTAAAAAATGCCAGACTAACTACAGACATTTCAGGTGTAATAAGCCGAACTTGTCAGGTTAGTCAGACATTTAAAACAGATCTAGTTATAACTGAATTTGAATTTAGTTTTAGAAAACTAATACCCAACACTTAAAGGAAAGAAATTATGAGTTATATTAATCCAGGTCCTGGAACTACTAGCCAGATTGTATTGACTATAGATACAACTGCTAGCAGC